TGTAAAAGTATGGATACCAGTTGCGAAGGTTGGAGTTGCGATATCTTGTACTGCGGTAAAACCTACAGGGACGGTTATGGAGTTGAGTGATGATGACGAACCAGTTTGGTTGTCTATAACCCATCTATACATCTCACCATTTTTCACATTTTGGAATTCAAGGTTGAGGTTACCTGCTGCGACGGAACAATATTGTACCATCCCGTTATTCGCATCAAAATACTCTACACCACCAACATCCGCAGTAACGGTATTTGGATGTATCTCATGTCCGTAAACATAAGTGTTCTCCATATAAACGGTTTTGGTTTCTGGTGCTGTAATAGTCCTACCTGATAATCCAAGAGCGATAGTCAAAATACCATTTTGGATTGTACTATTCTTTGAACCAATATTCATTGAGTTTCCTCCATCAAACAGATACGCACTTTCACCTCCTATAACAGTATTATAGTTTCCTGATGTACCAGTGATAGTCGCATATTTACCTCCAAAGGTGGAGTTATAATCACTTGTTGTCCCGTGTATCCAAGAACCATAACCACCAACAATGGTGTTATAGTTTGTACTGCTTGTTCCTGTAATCTGGTGATTCTGACCAATAATAATGTTATAGTTTGACCCTTGTGCCTCTATGGTGTTAGTACCACCACCGATGATTGTATTATACCCACCCGATGTAGTTTTGATATTTGAGTTGTGAGTTCCAATCATAGTATTTCTATCACCCGTAGTTCCACTTATAGTTGCTGAACTTGAACCGATAATAGTGTTGTGGTCATTCGCTGTTGTACCTACAACAACCGAATTTAAAGAACCTATAATGGTATTGTGACTTTGGGAGCCTGCGGTTGTTTCAATAATCGCATTATATGAGTTTGAAATCATATTATACTGCCCATCATTACTACTAGTAATATTTGAGTTAGTAGAACTTTGTATTCTATTTTTCGCACCTGAGAATGACTCAATATAAACACTTTCAGAGTTTGAGATATGGTTACTATCAAAATCACCACCAGAACCTGATTGGTAAATATGTGAGTTGAGTGAGTTTTGTAGGGTATTCATATCCGTATAACCTGTGATGGATGAGTTATATCCACCAATAATAGTGTTTTGAGTATTACCCGTAAAAGTACTATTTATCTCACTTTGGAATGAGTTTAATACTAATCCTCTTTCACCACCCTTGAGGGTTGAGTTATATGACCCTAACATTGTACCATTTGTTGTACCTGAAATCAAACCACCTTCACTTGATGCGATAAGGTTTTCATCCCAAGTATCATTTGAGTAAATGGTTGAGTTATTTGAACCAATAACCCAGTTTCTCATACCATTATCTCCCGTAGTTTGAATATTACTATTATCAGTACCAATAAGACCTGAACGGTAAAGGTAGTTTCCACCCGTCATTTGTGCGGATGCTGATGCGATAACAGCATTTTGTTGTCCAGGGTTTTGGAACTGTGATGCGTAGGACGCACCTACAAATAAAAATCTTTGGTCTCCGCTTACTTGTGTCGCTTCAGCACCAATAAGTCCTACCTTAAATCCTGCGTTGAGAGTATTCGAATCACTACCACCTACAAAGTTTGAACCACCGTTATTTATTGAGTTATTATTACCACCCACAACACTTTGGTTTTGACCTCCGTTGATTTGGTTATTTTGACCACCATAGATGTTTGAACCATCACCAGCGAATACGGTATGGTTTATACCACCATAGATACCAGCCCCAACAGCATCACCTCTAACCTGACTATTTTTCGCACCTACAATGGTTCTCGTATCACCCACAGTTCCCGTGTTGATAGTTGAGCCTTGGGAGTTGATAATCGCTAGCCTGTCAGATGATGCCGTGATTGCGTTCGCTGTTCCTCCTAAAATAAACTGGTAATCACCATTTGTATCGGTAGTCAAATACCAATCATTTACAAATGAGTTTCCACCCAAAGTATTTGATTCAACAAAGAAAGCATCACCACTAGTACCCGATGAACCCGATGTGCCTGATGAACCTGAACTTCCCGATGTTCCTGGCGCACCTGCCGCACCGGAGGAGCCGCTTGTACCAGACGAGCCTGATGTACCACTTGAGCCCGATGTACCACTTGACCCTGATGTACCACTTGACCCTGATGTACCTGCCGAGCCAGATGCTCCACTAGTACCTGACGAGCCAGAGGTGCCTGATGAACCCGATGTACCTGCCGAGCCAGATGCTCCACTAGTACCTGATGAACCCGAAGTTCCTGAGGAGCCGGATGTGCCCGATGTGCCCGAGCCAGCAATCCAATCCTCTCGTAAAACTTTAAAAGTTTCTGTTTCACCCGAATTATTCATTACAATCCAAGATGCTGCCGGGTTACCAACATATTGGGGTAGTTGAGATATTTTTTTATCCATTTTTTTTATTATTGATATTGTAATAACCACCCTTGTTCTGTCGTCCAAATATCTGAGGTTTCAAACAAAATATAACGGGTTTCATAATAATCACAAGCGTTAATGTCTTCAAAGACAAGTATGTTTATTGTAAGAGCGACACCGGCGGTGTGGTCTCCGAATCTTTCCATGAAAGGTGTCGCAGATGCGGATAACTGAACATCCATTACATCATAAAGTGGGGGGTCTTGTCTCATACCCCTTTTGATATAACTCAAAAATCTGCGTGCCTCTAAACTCATATCACTTACACAATCTAACTCGTTGGATAAATCGCTATGTAATATGTCGGCGAAAAAAACATTCAAACCATAAGTGGTTGTGTTTTCATCATAGGTTATGGATTGTGGGACAACAAACATAAAAGGATATTGTACTGTTGTACCCGATGTGTTTTTACCAAAATCAACCAAGTTACCATAACCGAAGGTTTTTAGTATAGGGCTAGATTTTTGGAATAGTTCCAACTGATTTATAAGATAATGGAAAGTTACATAAGGTTTCATTTCTTTTTATATTGTTGTTCTATTTTTTTTAGTTCATTTCTCTCTGCCGTCCTTTGGTCTTTCAGTAAAGCAGCCGTGTTTAATACTAAATATACCGACATCTTTTCAATCTGGCTCATTTTGGTAATGTCTTGGTTCGCAAGATTAAATGTGAGTTGATGATAGTATCTAGCGGTACTTTCTCTCGGACGAATTTCGGTAGGTGATTCCACCCCTTCATCAGTGCCTTCGCTATTTGGCTCTTGATGGTCAAAGAACGCTTTATATCTTGTATGTATAACTCGGCGATGAGAAAAAAAAACCGGCTCACCCCGAACCAAATATAAACAGGTAACTCCTTAAACTCTATTGCCCTTTCCTGTACCGTTTCACTATCATAATCCTCAATGATATACCCCTTCTTATTACTACCAATAACAGGTCTATAAAGGATGGACATTATGTGGTGTATATTCTCTGTTGGGTTTTCAGCCGTAAGTATCTCAAAGTCAGCCCATGCCCCCCACGCTAGTTTATCCCACCTATTCTCTAACCCATACTCCACACCATTGTGTAAAAAGGTTTTTACAATCTCATCACTTTTTGTTGTAAGCATTTCACTTGATAAAAATGTAAGGACAAAATCTATTTGTGGTTTAGGGATTTTCTTTAATTCTTTTTCCTCCACATCTACTAACAAACTTAATAGTGATAGGGTTGAGCCGGTATAACGGGGTAAATCCTTCACATATTTTTGGTATTGTTCGATGGTAAGTTCGGTATTGATTTTTTTTACCGTACCATTTATTTCTAATTCTATCATATTACTACAAACTTTCGGGGTTTATTTCCAATGGTGCTTTCTAATACATATCTTATTGAGTCAATGGTATGATTGTCTTTGTCCTCTGGTACATCAAGCAGTTTACCATCCCTATCTGTTTTCCACTTATAACTATTAAACTCATATAAGATATTGGGGCTTGAGGTGGTAATAAAGTTATAGTGTCGCTTCATAAGGTCAATACCATGTAATATGGATTTTTTATTTACAGGCTTCGCATTAAACTTTGCTCTACGCATCTCCTCAATGGTTTGGGGTTGAGAACTATCACACCAAATAGTATCCGTCCTTTCTATATTTAGTTGATTCATTTTTTCTATAAAATCAGTAGTAGTCATACTCCTACCAAATATAAGTTCTTTATAAAATAAAGAATCACCATTATGGTATACCGCAATTAATGTCGCAGGGTCATTATAACCAAAGTCAGCACCATACCCCAAAAGTTTCGCATCGGGTGGTATAAGTTGTATCTCATTAAATTGGTTAAAGACAAGGGTTGTCGCTATACCTTTTTCGCCGAGGTTATAAATACGGTAAAGGTTTGGGTCTTTATCTTTTAGGCTTTCCAACTCTTTGATAATGTTTTCATCCACAAACGGATTATCCCTCCATGTTGATTTAAAATAATAACAATCCTCCCTTTCTGCTAAATCATAAACCCAACAAGATAACTCCGATGGGTTAAGGTCTAATATAACCTTATCACTTGTTCTAAAAATTAACTGATTCCAATCCTCAATACTTAATTCATTCGCCTCATTACAATACAGATAATCCCTTTTACTACCACGCAGTTTTTGTGGTTCATCCACACTAAACCAGTTGATGATGTTTGTACCGAGTTGATAGTATCTTTCCCCCTTGTGCCAATCCTCATCTTTATACAAACCAAATATTTCCAATACCTCTTTTAAATCCCGTAATACGGATGCCCTCATAGCGGGGGAGGTTTTACGGACAATGGATAGTACCTTGTTATTCTCCTGTAATAGTTTGTAAATCCAATATATCAAAATGTTGAAAGTTTTACCACTACGGCTTCCACCCTGTGCGACAACAATGCGTTTACCCGCCTCATCGCTTTTGAGTAGTTCATCAAATACTATGGTAGTTTTTACTTTCATTAGTAACCTCTTTTTTTACCCTTTGTTTTTAGGTAAAACTGGATGGCGTTTAAATCATTTTGGTTTATTTTCTGTAATAACTTATTCTCAACAAAATCTATACTCCCCTCATTTATTTGGGTAATCCGTTTTTTAAATTCAAGGTTGTTTAACCACCCCTCGTAAGTTTCCCTTTCTATTTCAAGGGTTTTGAGTGCGACGGAGGTTATACCTAAACTCTTTTCCAATGTATCCAAAAAATTTAATTGTAACTCTGTCATATATTTCTTTTGTTTTTTTTTGTGTTATATTTATTTTATACTGCGATGGTGGTGTAATGGTAACACACTTGATATTCCAATCAGGAGATAGCGTTCAACCCGACTCCATCGCTCAAATCCCCTCTCCGTTGTTTGAGGGTTATTTTTTCCCCCTTATACATGCCGGCATCATATTCATCTATTTTACTAAATGGTATAACGGGGACATTTAACTTACAGGTTTTATCTATCAGGTAAACATATTTGAGTTGTTTACCAGAGATGGGTTTCCACTTTTTAAATTCATTGGTTATTTTTAGGTGGTGTGCTTGTATAACATGTATAGCCTCTCCTGTCTTTGGGTTTAACCGCAGTGCGGTGTTATCTACTATACCTACAAGTTTAAAACCACTAGCCCTATAAATGGTGCCATCCCCACATTGTGTCCCATCAGCGAAGGAGATAATCCATTTTATTTGGGGGGCATTCTTTTTTATAAGTTTTATACTAATACTAATACACCTACTTTCACTATACTTTGGAAGGTAGTCATCAAATGCCATCCTGTTTAACTCAATAAACTCATTCCATCCTGTATTTTCTACAAGGTTTATGGTGCCCTTTTTATTTATACTCGGACCATAAGACATTACACCATGTAGTTTATCATCCAAAAAACACCCAAAGTGTAGGGTACTATTTGGGACTACCTTACCACTATAATGGTGTCTCCTTACAAAACTATTCGCCAGTGTCGCAGGTATAACTTTTACTATTATTTCTTTTGCTCTGCCCATTGTTGTATAAGTAAATAAAGTGCGTTACCATTTGAGTTTTCATTACCAAAGGTCTCACAATACTTAAATTCCTCTGTTTGTTTTATATCACTCATAGCATTTTTTACAATGGTATGCTGCTCATCAGATAGGGTAAAGGTTATTTGTTGGAAGGGTGATTTATCCCCCTCTGCTAGTTTAAAGTTTGTATCAAATAAGTTTTTATCCACCTCAAAACCACCACTATCTAAACCCCAATCCCATAGTGTCTCCATCTCCCACTCTGTTTGTAGTACATCCCAATCCCACTCACCAAATGCGATGTTATCCTTGATGATAAACTCTTGTTTTTGTTCGGGTGTCAAATCCATAGCCTTTATTACAGGTACTTGTTTATAACCCAACTCCACTAATGTTTGATATCTCATGTTACCCCCCAATACCATGTTATCTTCATCAACTACCAATGGTCTAATGTTTAACATTTGTGGAAACTCCTTTATGGATTTCATAAGTTTTTCTTTTTGTACCTTTGTGATGGTGCGTGGGTTATTGGGGTTTAGTTTTATGTCCTCAATATCAAATAATTCTGCTTTCATAAACTATTATTATTTTTGTGTGTTGTTAAAAATAACAACCATTAATGGTTTGATGTACCCTATTTTGGTAAGGTCATCTTCCACACCACCATCGTGTAAAAATCTAAACCCTTTAACAGGTTTTTCTAAAAATCTAACCTCAACATTTGGTTTGTTGTAAATGTACTTGTGGAAGTACCTTGTATGGGTTGATGCGGGTATTAACATAACGGAGGTAACATTATTGTTTACCATTTCGGTATAACATTTCTCCACAAACTTACCGATGTAAATGTCAAACATTGGGTGACAATACACAACCTCCCCACTCCAATCTTTATCTAAACAACTATTTTCTTTGGTGTACCACTTCGGTAATAAATGGTTTTCATCACTAGCACACGCATCCAATGTAAAGTTAAATTCTTTTGTAAGGTCAGCCCAAATATCAACAGGGGTTCTCAAATACATCATGGACTTGGAAGTGGTAAAGGATAGGGTGTTTTTTTGTACAGTACGCTTCATATACCCTTATTCACTATCCTCTGTTTTATTTCTAATAATCTCTATTTGTATTGGGGTGGGTTGGTTAATACCTTCACCTTTTGTGGTAATATCTACATTACTACTATCACTCCAATGTTGAGGAAACTTATTACGGACAATCAAACTCCATAATCTACTATTAAAACCATTACCCCCATCATTTTCCATACTCTTATGGGCTAGGTTAAACCAATAGTTTTCACAAAGTTTTTTATATTCTTGGACGGCTTCGGAATATTTTGTATTTCTTTTCAATAATGCGTGGTGTCCGTCCCAACTTATCCCTAGTGTAATAAGAAAATCTGTAATGTGTTTACCCTTTGTACCAGCGTCAATAATAATATCATACCACTCTGGATTCATGGTATGTTCCAATGGGGGTCTACCCCTACCTTGTTTTTCGTTCATCTTTTTATTTTTTTTGTTAGGTACTGTAATGAGTCCCGTAGTTTAGTTATTACCTCCTCTTTTGATGGTAAGGCTGATGCGTTGGGGTATAGTTGTTTATACCCTTGATAAATCTCCATCCAATCTGCCTCGTCAAGTTCCTCAAATGGTTTTACATCTATTATGTTATCCACAATATCTTTTACCATAAGAAGGTGGTCTGTTGAGTTTAGGTTATTTATTATTTGTTTTTTACAGTTACACCCCATTGTCAATCTTGTATAAATATTTTCAGACTTTCTCTCATCCGTGTAAAAATCTCCGCAATCTCATAATCCTCTTTTTGGATTGCTTTTTGTATTAGTATTTTCAGGTGTTTATCCACACTACTATAAGATATATGTTCCCCCTCCATAATCTCTATAATATCCGTCAATACTCTACTCTGTATTTCAAGTTGTTCTTCATAACTTTTTTTAAAGTAGTTTTTTACAAGTTCTTCAATCGTCATATAATATAAATATAATATCATTTTATAAAAAAAAAAGCATAAAAAACCCCCCAGAACAAATATGGCAGATTGTGTAAAACTGGGGGGGAGGAGAGTTGGATAGTAATATTACTATTTACAGGACTTGAAAAACACTCTCCTACTATTTTATAATAAAAACATATCTTTATAAAAATGGGTGCTCTATAAAGTAGTTGTTCTATATAAATATATCTTTTTATTTAATGTGAGTAAAGTTATTTCTAGTATTAATTTATAGGCTTTTAATTTAAATCTTTATTTAGGAGTGTATTGGGTAAGTCCCCCCTTTCCCCCCACTAGTTTTTAGTACTTTGTGGAGGTTGGGTAGACCCTTTACCATTATCTCATTTTTATTTGAGGTGGTGCCTAACTTTTATAAGTCCCTGAATTTGGTTAGGAGGGGTTATACTATTTCAAGTATAACAATGTCAAGATATTGTCCTAAATGTATTTGTCAAGAATAAAAAGAAAAAAATATTCTTTATTTGTCTTTTTTATTGAGTTTGTTATATTTATAAATAATGGGTGAGTTTGATAAGTTTTTGAATCAACGCATGATGTCCGCCGAGGGGTGGGTTTACTTTTGTAGGATTTGTGGAACATATAAAACACAAGATAACTTTTACAAGCGTAAAAACACTAACTTTGGTATAGATACCCGGTGTAAGTTACATTACACCAAGCGTGAGGAGGGGGACGACAAGGGTATGGACTACATCAGGTTTAACGCACTAACCCAAGAGGATTGGCAGGGGGCACAAAGAATCTTGGAGATATTGGGTTATAAGTTTGGGGTCAATGAGGAGTCAATACATCAACAGTTTATAAAAAAACATAAGTTATAAAAAAATGGGTAAACAAAAATTAAACAGGTACGAGGTGATGATTATAAAGCACCTTATTAAACACGGGTATACGGATGAATTCATTTCAGATTTTATTGGTAAGTGTACCCATAAAAACATTTGGAAAATACGCTTTAATCACCGGTGGGTGGAGGTAGATAGCCCCGATGAGAAAATGGGTGTAAAACTACTTATACACTACGCTGTGTATGGAAATTTTGATAACCACCTAGTATGAAAGGTTTTGTAAGATACAAAGTAGAAGATGGGGTGGAGTTCTGTTGGTGCTCGGGACACAAAGAATATTTACCATGTGAGGGGTTTGGTGCCAACTCAAGAAACAAAAATGGTAAACATAACTATTGTAAGGAGTGTGTAAAGATGAACGACAGAAAACAAAAAGGTGAGCCCATACCATTTGGTACTGTAAATCAGTTTGTAGAAAACCAAAAAAATAACATACTAAAAAACTTGGGTTATGATTTGGAGGGTGATGTATCTATACACCAGCAATTCTTAAAAAAACATAAACTTTAATTTGGTTGTTAAAATACTTTTTTCTATCTTTACACCATATTATAAAACCACACAAAATGACTTACAAGGACAAACTATTGGATTGGTATAACAAGGAGGTTGATTTAAAACCTAGTAATGTTAGTAACTACAAAAAGTTTTTGGATAAAAACATCGCAGTTATTTTTAACAATATGGTTACTGAAACCCTAACCACCCTCAACAATAATACCTATGGTTGGAACTTTATTATTACAAATGATTATGGTGAGAGAAGGGTACGCATTGGTATGCGAAACTTACAAAATGTATTAGAGCTCCATTTGACCTTTCCCTATGATTTACATGTTGAGGTATGTATTAGACCTTATTACAGGGGGGATAATAATAGTGAGGTAGATATTGACTTCATCCGAAGTCTACATGGTTTGTTAAGGGATACCAACATTGTAAACCGGTTGTATGATATGTATATGGTTGATTGCGAAACCATTATTGGTATGAAAAATATTTACAATACCAAAAACACCAAAATGTATAGTGATTATAGAAACCTTATTGACGAGTATAGTGTAAGGTTATTTGATGAGTTTTGTCAGGGTGGTGTCCGTGATTTGGGTCTTACACATGATTTTGACTACCGGCAGCAGTGGTTTAGAGGTAACAAACTGGAACTTGTATTACCACAGGGTAAGAAAACCGGTACACTAAACATTTATATGGACGATAAACTAGTACATACTATTACAGGTTATAGACAACAATCTTTACTCCGTGAGTGTAGAGGTTTAGTTTATAGTGTGTTACCTAAACCATGAAGTATAAGTTACAACTCACCTCCGCCCAAATGCTTACCTTATATGACGCTTTGGAGTTATATGGTGATGAGTTAGAAAAGATTTTGGTTGACTATGAAAGCGAACCAATAAAAAATGAACTGTTTATTGTAAAAACTTTACGGAACAGAATAAGTGCGAAACTACAACCTTAAAGGATAAGTTTGGCACGGAGTTTGGGATAGAGTAGATATAACAATAAAAACCACAAAAATGAAAAACACGGATTACATTAAACAGAACTACAAAGCCTCAACCATTGCTCGTTTGGGTGATTATGGATATGATACAGAAGAGAGTATTAACCTCGACCCTGATATGACGATGGTTTTGGAACAACTCAAAAAAGAAGGTAATACTAACCAACAAGATTTACTTGATAGTATTTTTGAACTACAACAAGAGTTTTACACCATGATGGACGGATTTTACCCCAATGGTTTTACCACTAAATAAAATGGAAAATAAAACCCTCCCCCTCAATGTAGAAAATGCGTTACAAGTAATGTTTGATAAGATGGAACTACATGGTGACATTACTATTAAAGATTGTAACTACTACAATGCCGGAGCCTACGAGGTAATGGTAGTTGTAAACAAACAAAAGTTTTGTTTTGATGTAAACTTGTATGAAAAATACATTTGTGAGATTAAAGTACACAGCCGTAACCGTACTAACTTTGTAAACTTCTAAAAAATGACCTTACACGAACTAACTAACTTGCGGGTAAGCCTACCACCAACATCCACCCAAAGAACCCACCTGCGTCTTGTAAATACCCTTACAGGACAAGATGATAAGTTTACTGTGTCTTTGTACCGAGTGCGTTGTAAACTAGCAGAGATGGAAGGTTGGGATGAAAAAAAACTTGAAAATATTTTTGTAGAAGTTTGTCTGATATAAAAGTTTTTTGTATATTTGGACTATAATAATAACAACAAAAAAAACCACAAAAAAAATGAAAACCAAGTCTCTCAAAACTAACAAACAAGGTCTAACCTTTATCGCTGAATGTCTCGATATAACTTTGACCCAACTCGCATTTTACTATACTTTGAGTGATGACTTCAAAGAAAGTATTGACGAAACATTGAACCAACTAAACCCCACTCGTGTTAAGAATGGTTTGGAAAAACTTGATGTGATGAAATATGTAAAAACTTTGATTAACTAAAATAAAACTAAAAACGACATGGAAACTAAAATCACACAAAAAGAACTATTGGTTGATTGGGTAAGAGCAATTAAAAAACACACCGAAAAACTTGAAAACTTTATTTACCGTATGGAAGGTGAGTTGGAAGATGATACGGTTGAATACTCGGAGGCTGAAATGATTATTATGGAAAACATTTACAAACATTTATGGAGGTCTACTAACAGGCTTGATGACGCCGGTTGGGTAAAACAGACAAGTATTGACAAAGTAAGAGAAAACACGGCACGGAGTTTGTAATATTACAAGTATAACAATAAAAAACACAAAAAAATGGACTTTGAAAAACAGCGTAAAAAGATTGGTAAAACCTTTGGGCTTACCGAAGAGTTGGGTCAATACTTGACCGATGGAGAAAAACTTGTAGTACTACAAGAAATCGTTGATAGACTTAATTTTAGTGGGCAGCCCTCACTAATGAAAGTAGGTGGTGAGTGGAAATTTGTTTATGGTGACTTACCTTTTTAAAACTACGGCACGGAGTTTGTAATGATATTGGTATAACAATAAAAACCACAAAAAAATGACAACTGATGTTACCCCCTCAATGACTTTGGATACCTTTTTGGATACCTTCCATGTTATTAAAAAACACACCCCGTTTTTTATTGACGGAGTTTGGTGTGAGAAAGTAGACCGCACCCGCTTCCGTATTGACCCCTGTACGGAACAAGAATACAAAAACTACGAGTACATGCGTGGTGTACTAAATGCCTACGGATTTATTTTGGATTTGTCCTAATATTTTATTGACATTTTATTTTATTTTATTATATTTATTTTATAATAAAAACTACAAATATGGGACTTAACAAAAGATACCTCGAAGATTTATACTTTGAGGATTTACAAAAGAAACACCTTGATGATGAATACCACTATTGGTTTTACAAGTCAAAAAATTTAAGTGTTGATGAAATCATTGAAAATACAATACCACTAAAATGAGCTTTGAAGATAAACGACAACTACTTATTGTGAGACAATCACAACTTGAACGGGCTATGGAATACTACCGCACCATTGGTGTTGAGCCCTCACTAACCGAGTTGGTTAGGACAGCAGAACTACTAAAAGATTTTGTGTATAACGGTATAGATACCAATACTCAAACACGGGTTACCGCTTTTGATGAGTATGTAAAAACTAAAAAGAAAAACAAGTAAGGTTTTGTGGTAAATCCTTATTGTTTTGGGGGAGGGTAGTATTACTCTCCCTTTTTTTATTCACCACTACCAGTCCCACCATACCACCAGGGATATGGGCAAGAACTTAAAACATTCCTACCATAACCTCCAATACCATATCTACCACCTGAGGGTAAGGTAATGTTTTGTTTGAATGCCCCACCAAATTCAGGGATTAGTTGTCCGTTGTTTGTGGTTAAAGTATATTGTGGATAATCCGAGTTATTGAAAACCAAATGCCTTCTCAACAAGTTATCATTAAACTGCGCTTGGTCTCGGGCACTATTTTTCAGGTAAGTAAACTCCTTGATACCAATAGGTTGTGATTGCTCACTTCTAAAACTTTGTAAGCCCACATTAACAAACTTCACAAAAAAGTTGTCTAATGCGAGGTAATAACTATATGATATAAGTGTTGGGGTAATAAAGTTATTTAGTAACTCTTTATATTTGATTTTACCGGCATCCTCAATATCACCTGTTTTTACCAAGTTTAAAATATATTCGTACAGGTTCGTCCCTAAACTTTCCTGAATGAAAATCTGTTGAGCCTGAGAAATACAAAATCTTAGCTCGGCTGAATCGACATTCTCATTTATACTAGTGTTATCCTTAAGACGCTGTTCGGTTATCAGTAATACATTATAAATCATAATATAGTATTTTGTTCTATTTGTAAGTCAACTTGCTCTAATGGGTACATTAACCTTAAGATGGGTTGAAGTTCACGGATTATGAATTCTTGTGTAGGTAAAATACTAGTAGACATAAACAACTTGTAGGTAGTCATCAACTGCTCGGCACTTGAGTTAAACCCTGTTGGGTTTGGTAAACCGATGATTGAGCCGTCCACGATTTTGTGTCCCGCAAGAATATTTTCTCTTACCAATGCGAAGATTTCGGCATAACCCCCCGTCGCCATCGTGGGAGTGATTTGTGTGATTTCAGGCTTACTACCCTCACCACCATAACTTACAATAATCCTTCCAGCATTTTCACTACCCCGATACCTTTCCTCTAACCTACGGAGTATATCCTCTTGCTCATTCTGCGAATCAGGAGCTTCACTTGGAAAATGTACCCACATTGACGGGCTAGCCCCGTTACTGATATTCGAAAGGTTGAAGGCAGAGATGGCATGTGATAATCTAATATCTAACATACTTGATAGGTAATCAGGTACACCATAATATAAATAACCAGGTTGGTATGCTTTGATGTGTACTATTTGTCTATCAGTGTAGTTTTTAGGGTCAAACTCTTTAAACTCAATAACACCCGCTTTACGGAAATTCGCCCAATCATGACAATATAACCAACTATCAGTGCGGAGTTCATTATTTTCAGGTTTTTTAGCCCGCATATATTTTGATGGTATAATGTGGAAACCAGCGATACCTTCATTACGGTCATTTTTCCATACTATCTCCAAAAATACATTACCACCAACAATAAACTCCCAAAAGATTTGTTTGATAACATCATTTATACTTTCCTTACCATTAATTTTATAATCTTTGGTAAAACCCCTACCTGAGCAGTTATCTACTTTGGAACGGATACAGGCTGCGTGGATTGGAGAAAAATCAGCATAATCATACCATCTCTCAATCTCCATGTTATCTAAACCCCAACGCACAAAAAACTCATTACGGTTTATTTTTTCTACAAAACGCATTAGGTTCGCCGAATCACTAAAATTAAATGTATCTACTTTAATCATTATCAGGGTTGTATAATATAAATATGTCGGTCTCACCACTATAAGAAACCGGTGTGTTTTTATTCGCACCTACCACTAATCCTTGTGTTTGATATACAATCTCCTCACTTAAAGTGGGATTTAAGTTGGAATTTGAGGTTTGTCCGTATATTGTAACATAATACTCACCGGGTATAAGGTAAACATTTGTGGTGCCAGTAACTGTATTACCTGTAAGAGATTGGGGTTGTGTATCATCTACACTTATATCAAACTGATTATAACCTGGTAAATAATCCGTAGTCCAATCATACATGTAAGGGATAAACCTAAAAGTTTGACTTGTAAGTTTATGCTCCATATCCCATAAGTAAATATCCGCATTTTCATCTATCAAGTTTCTAGAACAAACTGCGGGTACTGTATTTTGTAATCCTTGTCTAATGTATATCATAATGTTGTGGTATTACTACTTCCGTCAGCATTCGCTCGGAATATATGGTTTATATTCTCACCACCAACAATGGTAAAACGACCCACCATATAATACTTATTATTCAAAGTACCCATAGCCTCAACACCAAATGTTGAGGTGCCGAAGTTCATAGTTGGTATATTCGCTTCCCAAGTCGCATCTTTTACAAAAGTATATGGGTCAAACTTATAGAACTGCTTGTTTCCAAAACTTATTCTACCTAAATACATTTGGTCGTTTGGTAAATCATAAAATAATGTGTGAGCGACAACACCTAGTTGAACATTTCCACGCCCAAGTTCAACACCAAGCCCGTCTACACGATGGACTTGTCCTGCGGGATTACCTTGATAACTAGCGTTATCATTTGTCAAGAACCAATATTCATCAGTACTTGGGTTATACACAACATCACTAACATTACCACTAAAACCAGAACCAAATAAACCAGTATCCAATCCCGTTGTCCTATCTACTTCAATAACTCTATTTACTGTCGCACCATTCCAAGTAATAAATGCCCCGACAACAACATAGTTTCCTGCGTTATTTACGATGGTCTTATAGATGGCTGTGTTAGGTCCAGTACCGAAGGTTATTGTGTTATCCAAAGTTCCATCATTGTTTATACGGGCTATTCTATTTCTTGGTTGTCCACCATAGGTAGTAAATGCCCCATCAACAATATACTGACTTCCGTCTTGACAAATACCTATTACAGTTTGATTGGCTGATACTGTGGTATCAAATGTGACATCTCTTGAACCAGTATTTTTATTTACCTTTACTATTCTGTTTACTACGGCACCATCAAAAGTTCTGTTGTTGAAAGTTCCCACCATAATCAAGTTATCACCATCTATAATACCATCATAAACCTGAGTATTTGATAAATCAAAATAGTTTACATAGCCAGGGTCAATATCACCTGAGGTATCCAACTTCACCATTTTATCACTTATCTGTAAGTTATACGCACTGAAATTTCCAAATACATATATGGATTCTGTTACAGGGTCAATCAGGACAGAATTAACAAAATCATCAAAACCTGAACCAATATTAAATACTGCTCCTGGCGGTATTGGTGTAGGTGTAGGTGTGGGCGTAGGAGTTGGTGATGGGATAACTGTTGATGACGGGGTTGGTGTTGGAGGTGGTGCGTCTGGTAATATTTTAACAATAGTATCTAATATGGGTCTATTTTCACCCAAATAATCACTATATTGTACCCTCTTAAATATTTTTTCCATCGTGTAAACTATGAACTTTATTTATCATGTTATCTATATCCACATTATTACCCACATCAAACTTGTGTTTTACAACCTTGTTAAATCTCCTTTTATTATTTAGGTAAACAACCACAACATAAAACTCATCCTTCGCAAGCACCCACTCAATACCATAAATCTCATAACCCGTATATTCTACATTATCCCAAGTGATTGGTTTACTTACCTTTAACATTGGTTTTTTTAGTTTTTGATTTTTCCCGTTGAATGTACCAATCATATAAACGGGTAAGGTTTAGTAGTACTCCCGTCATTACAAGTAGTAATGTAAATAAATTCGCCCAATCCATAAGTACAGCTCCTAATGCTGTTATAGTAGTAAAGTTACTAACTGTATCTTTTATTCCGGTTTCCATGTTATCTCCAAGTCGCTGTGTTGAATGTATTACCTCCAGTATTACCTAAACCACTAACATCTATGGTTCTAGCACCTGATGTTGATTGAGAGAAATCAGCCCCAGTACCTTCACCACTGGAAGCAGTATAACCAACATCAAATACTTTTGTCGCATTCGTCCAAGTAAATGTTCTACTAGCACTAGTGGTATTATTCAAGGCTGAAACACCTACACTACCAGCCGATAAAGAAGTTGTGGTAACAGACCTTGAAGTTGCCGTACCAAATGTTTGTCCATCCACAAATTCAGGTGTTGTGGAGTTGTAGTTTGTTACTAACCATACGGCAATACCACTTCGGAGATTTGTACCAGTAAATGTCGCTACGATGTCAACTGTTGAGCCAGCATTTTCACCATAATAAATACCTTGTGGTAATAAACCATTATAACTACTTTTGGTCGCTTGCGTCATAGCGACACCATCCAAAGTTACTGTGTTGATGGTACTGGTGCCAGTATTATTTTCACCTTGTACCACCACAACAACTAAACCAGTTCCACCAACATTTAAACTACTAAAACTTGTTGTTTCTGCCCAAGTTATATAACTGATTGCGGCTTCACTCGGCACCGATGGTGATGGTGTTGGTGTGGGCGTAGGAGTTGGTGATGGTGATACCGAAATGGTCGGCGTTACTGATGGACTTGCGGGAGGTGTGGTAATCGGGTCTTTTACATTCAGGGGTTGATTTAAAACAGGTATCCAAATATTACCTTTTCTGGTTTTTTCAGATAAAGGTTTTAAAAGTTCCACCATACTATCCTCTCGTGGGGGATATACAGAAATTCTACTTGGTCTTGCGGGTCTATAATCTCTACCGTTCCACTTCATTTTTTATTTTTATATTAAGGCTATGAGGGGGTTTTTACACCCCCTCGTTTTTTATATTATTCAGCACTAACAGTAATACCTGACATAACAGCCGCTAAATCTGTTGTAACAAGGATTTCCTGTGATGCGTTTGGTTCTCCACCCACGATTGTCATCGCATTGAGACCATTCAAATCATTGTATGCGAGACCTGTTTGGATATTACCACCAGTAACAAGAGCTCCGTTAGCGAAAGCGACAGACCAATAACGGTCATTGTTATCTTTCACAATAGCGAAAATGTTGTTTTGTGCGACTAGTGATTGGAAAAGATTTCTCAATCCTGAATCCAAGCGAGGAAGGTTTAGTGTTACAGTAGGTTCAAAAACAACCGACTGCGCAGTAGTGTTTACAGTGATACCTTCACTAAATGAAGATGACTGCTTGACTAGCTCAAACTTGTAGAAGGTTCCAGTACCACTGATACTGGTGATTTGCTCTTCAGCATTTTGTGCCCAAGATGTAATGGTATTACCACTATCACCTAGAATCCAAATTGCCTTTACACCGCCGACTGAAGCATTACGACAGTCGAGTGAGTATCCTTCTGAGATATAACATGAAGACATATTTAATAAGTTTTATTTTCTTGGTTTATTTTATTATGCCGCAGAAACAAAACTCGCAACATCAAATACTCCAACACCATAAGTCGCATGGAGGTTAATTTTCACGATATCAGAGAACGGGTCGTACATAGCCTTTGTCGTCATCATCTCAGCATTAGTACCAATCATGATGTAAGACGCAGCACCAGCGATAACTCTATTCTGCGAATTGAGACCCTGTGATGGGATTACCCGAACATTAGTTCCAGGTAACATTACGCTCCACTCACTACCTGAAGCCGCAGATGCGTCATCAAATGAGAATAGGTTTACATAAGAACTATTACGCATTGAAGCGACTAAACCACGATAGTCAGCATAAGAACAATATATTACCAAATCATCTCTGTGTAAAACATTTTCGGGGATAGCCTCATAATAAGTGCTAAAAACTTCGAGACCATTCGTCGCTGTCGCAGCAGAATATGCGATTGAAGTCGCACCATTACCTGATGTTACCAAAGATAATACACCATCAAAACATTGTGAGTTGTAAGGTGTCGCACCAGATGCCGTTGTGTTTCTCCAAAGTTGGATTTCGATTTCATTCGCAACTCTGTTTGAGATGTCAGTTAGGATTACCTCTTCAAACGGTACAGTTTCCTGAAAGTTTGAATCACTCAAATACTTTGAAAGGTAAGTGTCATACAAGTCGTAGGGACATAGCTCCTGGTTAATTTTTTTATTACATAGGTCAATCGTGACGAGATTTTGGACGGTTGTACCTGTGGGGTCAAAACCACAAGATAAGTCTTGTAAAATGATATCATTTGTAACAAAACCCACTTTTTCGGTTGTCCCCTTAAGATTCGGACGTACGCTCGAGTACTTTGGGAGGGTCAATCCGAGAAATGACTTGATAAGCATATCGTCCCCATAAGAGTTATAGGTGGGTAGGTTACTCAAATCATAGTTGAACGAGAATTTTTTATTCTTTTCCATTTTAATTTATTTGTTGTTTGATTTATTATTTTCTTGAACTTCTTAATAGCTCAAGTTTCCAATCCATAATATCTGATGGGTTGGTGTTGAATTTTTTTAGGACAGGTTCTCTGTCTGGTTGATTTTTAAACTTTTCAAACTCTGATTTTAGAGCCGCAAGTTCTGTTTTTTGTTTACCATTATAATCTTTGAACATTTCCAAAAGTTGTGACATCGCTTGACGCATTGTCTCCATATCTTTTTTCATATCCTCTAACTCACCCTCTCCAGCCTCATCAGGGTATTTTACCCCCGTGATGATACCTTCGGAATCTACGGTTAGGGTAATCCCACTTTCGGTAGTGTGCTCCCCCTCAGGTGCTTGTTCTCTGTCTCCAGCCTCAGTAATAACATATAACTTTTGACCAACAGCGAAATCGCCCTCCTCATCAGTTTCTATTTTAGTACCATCAGCCAGTGTCGCAGATGACAACATATCTACTGCTTCATCCTCAACCTGCTCAATAGCATCGTCAACATCTTCTGTAACTGCGGCTTCCTCAATCTTGTAAATATAAGATTCGGAATCCACATAAACAACAACACCTTCACGGGTCGTGTGCTCACCTAACGGTGCGGGTGTGAGTGTTGTCTCACCCACCACATATAGGATATCACCGATTGCGAAATCTGTGTCTTTGTTGTTTGTTACCTCTGTTGAACCATCTACTAGTTTGGTAGAGTAAAAACTTTCTTTACGGAACTTTAAACCTAAAAGTTCTGTAATCTTTGTAATCGCTTCTTGTGCGTTCATTTATCTATTTTTTTTAAAATATCTTTTATCTGTTCTAATAAATACTCATCTTGGTTTACTTGTGAGAAGTTTGTAATAAAGTTACCCTCAACTGACATACCTTTTACTTTACCAGTTTTAATAAGTTCATTCCATACTACATCCCCCTCTTCGGTATCCAAAATTTTAAACCCACCCATCCATGTACCTACGGGTGTTTGTTGTGGTGTAAAACCTAACTGGTATGCTTTGTCTTTTTCACCCTCAACTAACCATGATTCAACGAGAACAGCATCGCTGAATTTTTTATCCGTATGTTCGTAGTTTGTATCCCTCAACCTTTGCTCAATCATAAACTTGCGTTGGATTTTTTCAATAGTCTCAGGTGTAAACTTTACATAAAATCTTTCCCCACTTACCTCATCTATTCTTGGTATAAGTATATTAGGTATCATAAGTGGTGAGTAAACCATGCGCTTCTGCTCATCGGCTTTAAAAACACTTTCCATTTTTTGTTCAGACATATTTTGTTGTGATATAATATATGCTATCTCACTTTTTCTTTTTGTCTTCTCATCAAAATATCCGTTGTTAGGCATCGCTTTTGGTGCGATACCGGCATTACCCTCTGCCATCCCTGTACTTACAAGGTTTTTACCCTGTGCGATGTATCCCTCCCAAGCGTGGACGCAATTCGGACCACCTTTGTAGAGCCATTTCGAGTATGGTTGTTTGTTATGCCCAAAATCAGTATTGGTATCTCGTAATGCGTCTATTTGTAACCTGCGGAAATAACGCCCCTCAATACTAGTACAAAAATCTCTATCAGGACTACCACTCATTACCCTTTTGTATAAAAAATATTTTACAGGGTTTTTATGGTTCATATCCTTAATTTCTGCGGCTGTAAAACCACGCATAAGTTGGTTGGTGATTGCCTCAAACTTTTGGTAGTCCTGTACTTTTAGTAAACTCAAAAGTTTTAGTACCTGAATTTCCTCCTCATCATAATCTGATAAACTAAAATCCTCCTCAATAGGGTGTAATGCGCACGGCATATAAACTAACTCCCCATCCATATCATGCTCATGGTAACCATCACAACCCATTATTTGATTTCCATATAATCTAGCCTCATCAGGGTTACTAAATGTGGGGGTGCCGTCAATAAAACCTACAAGTTCAAACTTGTGTTTTTCATTTTTATTACAACCACAATCACTCATTTGAGTTGGTAATGGTTTTACTAACATACTATCAGTATCACCACTCTCGGGGTAGTTTACATAACTAGGTAAACCACTTATATCATAATCAAAATTAACTGCGATGTTGGGTAACTCATTTTGTACTCGTGGGTTATCATCATAATGTCTTACAATACCCACCTCTTTGATTTTGTCTATTTTGTTTGGGTTTGACCCTGTCGCATAAATACGGGTTGAGGGTATATCATATTTTCTGGCTAGTGCCCAAATATCATCACCGATGTTTGGTCTTGCCGTAATAATATAAACCTCACTACCTCTTACACGCTCACGCTCCAAAGCATCTATACCTTTTTTGGTATCTAATGTACCATCCCAATCAAAACTGACTTTATCACCGGCGAAAGTTTCTTTACTACCCTCCCACATGCCGTAACACGCTCCTGCGGCTTCATCTTGTGTCTTACCCTCATTGAGTAAGTAAGGTATACACCTACCAATAAAATCATCTTGTGATTCACCTGCGTTTGGTTTTACAAACTTTTCCATTTTGACGCAGTTAGGCACCATACCACCACCATCGCCAGGCTTCATACCCACCGGTTCGTAACCATCCCAACATGGGTTAGGGTCAATCGCAAATCCATCTATTTCTTTGAGTTTGTTTTGTGCCCATGAGATTCCAGAATCACCTCCCCAGGCATCCCACATCTGCCCGCCGCATCCTTCACTATAAGGTACATCACTATTTTGTCTGTGTCTCTCAAAACTAGCCATTCTAGCGATGGTCTCCCTACTTATATTTTCTCCTTTACAGAGTTGGTTGGCTCTTGCCCATCCTACGGGCGTTCCACAATCATCATCGGGGTGCTCGTCCCTCCATTTAAGGGCACGGCAAGCATTATTTTTAGCACCCTCAGGGTAATCATTATAAGTCTCAAACTCTTGTTCTTGTTTGTTAAAAAAGATAAAATCTTGTTCTATCGCCGGTTGATTTACCCACGCAATCTCCCATACACCAGTGTCCCCTGTAAGTTCCCCGTCAATATCTAACTCAATAACTTTTAACATAATAATAAATATCCCTTTTTTATATTTGTGAGAGTTGTTCTAAACGGCGTGATACAGCCTGTTTGTTTGTAATCTCTTGCTCCAATACATACGCTCGTATTGGTTCACGCTTTTGTTTCGCTATCGCTTCTACAATCCTACTATCATCAAAGTTATTTACCACTAATGGTTTTCCACCGCCCGATTGGTTTATTTCACTCAAAAGTCCAGCGTACCTTATACTACTGACCCTATTTATCACCGCCTCATTACCTTCTAACTCTATACCACCACCTTGATATTTTACCCCACCCATTTCATGAGAAGGTCCAACTACCATACCACCGCCTGCGTATTTCATAAGTTTACCACCACGGCGGTATTTGTCAATACTATTGAGTTGTGCCGTAATAATCGCAATCTGCGCCGCACTACTTATAGCGATAGCCGTCGCTGCCGCACCACCCAATATACCGGTTTGTTTAAAGATGGTTACAACCGCAGCCGCTGCGTCAGCGATAGCCTGTAACAAGGTAAGCCTCAATGAAGTTTTGAGTGCTTTCTTTTCTAAATCCGACCTTTCCTTTTGGTATATCTTATCCAACTCTATACGCTTCTCATTCGCTTCCTTTGTATCACCAAGAATTTTCGCCTGTAAGGCTTCCTGTTGTTTATCTAGGTTATCTAGTTGGAGGGCATAAAAGTCAGCGAGGGTTTGACTTACAGAGGTAATAGCGGCTTGTATATCCCTAATATTTTGTTCTACCTTTTGTACCCTCTTATCAAAATCCGCTTTTTCATCCGCAGAGTTTTTATCCCTTTGTTCTTTTACCTTTTTGTAAAACTCGGCATATAATGCTTCAAGTTGTTGTAAACCTTCCGCATCTAGTTTAGTATAATCTATCAACCCACTTATTTTATCTTGGATATATTCCTCAAATGCGGCGCTGTCAATATCATAAAGTTTTTGTCCCTCTGCGATAATCAAGTCAACATTTTGACTTACTATACCTAACAGTGCTTTATTTTGTAGTTGTTCACGCTCTAAACGGAGTTTACCTATTTCAATATAAAACGCACTAATCTCGTCCTCCTTTAAAATGATTTGTTTTTGTTTTTCTACAAGACCCTTAATTGCTGCCTCAGCCTGTGCTTGAGCAGTTTCCTCAGCCAGGTTAGTGCCGTCAATCGCATCTTGTTCACGGATTGCCTGTATCTCCTCACTATTTTTCAAAAGATACCTTTTGACTTTCATGGTTTCGGCTAGTACCCGTGTATTATACTTATTTTGAGCGACGGTAAGGTCATCATCGGTTTTAAGTTGGATAGCGACTAACTCACCCTCTATTTCTTGAAAGGTATAAATAAACTCACCACCTGCGGCTTCAAGGTTTTCTGTCGCTTTACGCAATCCCGTAATATCAATATCTTTAAGTTCAGGTTGTTTTGGGTCATTTATTACCTCAAATATTTTTTGGTAAGCATTCGCAATCTCAATACCTGCCTCATACGCCTCTCTGGATATTTCATCAGCACGCAGTGCCCTACTCAACTTATCACGGAAGTCACCAAAATCCTTTACAGTTCTACCAAGTATATTACTGGTAACAAACCTTATATTGGGTAAACCTTCAATCATCATTTTACCGAACTTATCCAACTCCCCTGTTGATTTTTCCACTGCGGGTGGTAGAGCGTAAAAATCATCTAGTATACCTTGAAAAGATTTTTGTATACCAACTTGTCCGAGTTGTTTACTAACCTCTATTACTGATTTTAGTTGTGTAACTACGAGGGGTTCAGGTATTTCTTTTTCTAATGTTTTTAACAAATCCTCAAATGCTTTTTTCTCCGTCGCAATCGCCTCCAATGCGACACGAGCATTATCTTTGATAAGTTTTTCTCTTTCTGCTAATCTTTCCTTTTCCGCTTGTCTAGCCGCTTCTAACTCTCGTTTTTCTTTGTTTCTTATTGTGGTTTGTAATGATGCTCTTTCTATTTCCACATTACGGCTTGCTTGGGATGCTTTGGTTCGTAAATCCTCAATCTCCTTTATAGATTTTTTCTGTGCGATAGCCCTGCTTAATTCCCTTTGAGCGTCCAGCGCATCTGCTTGGGCGTTTTGTAAACGCTTTTGTGCGATAACATCTTCAGCAGCACCCTGTGCTTGTAATAACTTTAATTGGTCTTCACGGATTGATTTACCACGCTGTAATGTTCTTTGGTATGCCTCCTCTGCTTCCCTGGCATCATCGGTTGAACTTGTAAGGTATACTACACCGGCGATGAGTAAACCAATAGCGACCAAAATCGCACCAATAGGGTTCGCTGCGATGACTGCGAATAAAGTTTCAAGTGCGGTCGCTAGTACCCCCGTCGCTGTTGTCGCAACATATTCTGCTGCGGCTAGTGCGTAAGTTTCTACTGTAAGTACCACAGTACCTGCGGCTGCGAAGCCCTCTGCGGCACTACGGGCTGCCAGTGCTATCGTTAAAACATTTTGTGCTGCGGCTGCTGCTTTTGACACTTTTTCGGTATCAGCACCAAATAGGTTTACTGCTGCGACTGCCCCTGCGAAGGATGCGGTTATCGCTGCTCCGAACTTGGTAAAATCACCTATCCGTTTTTCTAAACTAATACCCTCGGCTCTTTTTTGTAAATCTTTTAGTTTACCCTCTGCTTTGGATATTTCACCTGTTAGTTTTTTAAATTGCGCACTACCAAGTTGTTCACCTGTAAGTTGTTCTTTCGCAGACTTGATAGCATTTTCAAGTTCTGTAATACTCCTTACTACTGTATCAACCCCGTTTAGTGTAATCCGTAAACCTATATTATTCGCAGCCATCTTAACAATCTTGTTCTAATATTCTACCATAAGTATCTGCGACAACAAACATATCTGATGTTGTTGTTTGACGCAGGTATTCACCCATGTTTAGTAAAACTAATGCCGTCCCCGTATCTCGGTACACTTTACGGAAGTTTTGTAAAATACCGGTACCAAAAGTGGTTATAGTTTCTATTGATGCTGTTCCATTACAAACAGCCGTTTTATCTGTTGAGACATAACATTCGGTTATAAATGTTGGCTCTACTGGCGGGTAAGGTGTATTACCTGAAAGTGGGTATACTGGTGCGGGTGGGATAACTTTATAATACGGGTTTACATCTTTGATAAGTTGTACCTCTGTAAGTTTTTTGTTTACCAAATCCGCTTCATTTATTTTTTCAATAGTATAATACGCATCCTTTATCCAAATCTTATCACGCAGTGTGGTATCATAAACATCAATCGGTGTCATAAATACCCTACATTTTATACGCCTTGTTTGTGGTGTATAAATGTTATCCACAAAAGTGGACCAAAAAGTATTATACAAATCATACTGCGTAAACTGCTCAATCTGGTTATTTGAGTTACCATAAAAATCAAATGTGGAGATAAAGTTTAAATCGGATATAAGGTTATCAACCTGTAAATCCAAGTTTGTAATATGACTTACACATGGATAGGTAGTTTGTTGTACCGGTGTATTACCTGATAACAACCACCAATAACCTGGTACTGTTTTATACTCATCGGTGTAAGCATATCTATTACCTGTCCAAAAAAACAAGTGTGGGTTTTTCGCATAAGGTATCTCCTGGTTGTTATTCTCATAATAAAACTTGGGGATAACAAAGTTTGTCGCATTTGTTAAACCAGAGGTAGGTACAGCACCAAATGGGATAACATATTCTTGTATACCACTAAAAATATTATTGGTGGTTGTATACTTATACCTTCCATAAACAAAATCAAACTTATCCCTATAAAGTTTGTTGAGGTATTCATCCCCCGTATCCATACAAGTCCATACATTCTCTTTGGGTAAATCAAAACTCAACGGCTCAATGCGGTATTCTTGTGAGCGGTCAATCCTATTAGTCCAATCCTGTACGGGTCTATCACTATCATTATAAAACCAGTTATAAGGCTCAATCCGTAATATTTTTTCATTTTCATCCTGTGAGATAACAAGGTTAAACATTGTTATCATGGATTTGATGAACTCAAATAGGTTGTAGTTAGGTAAACCTAATCTAATATCAACTGTTTGGGATGCGGATAAATCCGGACCATAATACAAATCCCATAAAATATACTCATCAGTTACACCACCAAAATCATAAGGTAATAAAAAAAACTCAGGGTTACCAGTACCCGCTGCTGAACCACATTTTACAAATGCTTTTACCCTTTCACCAGGTTGTAAGGTTAGGTTGAAAAATAAGTTTACAGAACGAGGTGGTGTGAGTACATTGAAAAACAAAGATTCACTTGGTGAGGAGTAAACCAATGTTCCATCATTTAACCAATCATTTGTTGTAGTTTTATAAACCTCAATACTAAAAAATCTAAATAACACTAATGGTACGGCTCGGTAGTTAAAGCGTAAGTTAAAACCATAATCCCCTTGATAGGGTGCCGTAAAAAATCCATTAAGTAAGTTGGAGTAGTTATCCAATGGGTCATACGCACCGGCGAGGTTATCTTGTAGGGGTATCTCTAAATATTCATCTTTCTCATACCTTAAAATCAATGGTGTTTCCCCAAATGCTCTAAAAATATTTTGGTTAGTTACGGCACTGATGGTATCTAAACCTGTTAAACCATTTTGGAAGGTATCCATGTAAATGGACTTAAAATACTTGGTATCAAAAAATTCACTCTCAATGTTATATGGTGTCAAATCAAATATTCTATCTAACACCTCTTTTACTCTGATGGCGGGTTTAAAATACTGAACCGGCATAGGATTACCGCTTGTACTAAAAGAGTCGCTCTGACCAAAAGAAAATGAAAAGGCTGCGGTAGTCGCACTGGCACTTTGGTATTCCAATCCGTAGTGTATAAGTGGGTATATTATTTTACCCCCAAATAAACCATCGGTGTCATTATCCTTCGCCTCCCAACTTGTTGTTACCGCACTATAACTTTGTTCGTGTAATAAATCACTCCATTGGATATCTTGTAAAGTAAGGTTTTTAATATCGCTTGCGAAATCAGCCGCATCACCCAAAATATAAACCTCATAAGTGCGACTTGTTAGTGTCTCAATAACTGCGTTTAACCTTAACACCCCTGTAAAAATATCCGTACCCCTATATTGGACTACACATGGTAGTTTGTTTAGGGGGTTAAAATCTAAACCATTTACCTCATAATAATGCTCAAATATTCTGGCGTTATTTTGGGTATCGGGTATAGATATAGTTTTTGAGTAGGGTACACGGCGTGCCGTTAAATCAGTAAGGTCAGATTGTTGTATTACTAATGATATGGGTATATCTTCATAAATATCTAACCTCTGATATGTTCCACCCGTGATTGTTACAAGTAAGGTAGTATTCATTTATTTGTGTAATAGTTGAATGTTATTACTATATCTATAAGTTAATTCCAAATTAACAATGGTTTTATTACCCTGTATTTTTCTTACAAACTCCGTGTTTATAATGTTTACAGGATATAACCCACCATCACTTTGGATTTCATAAACCTCATTACTAGTGTATAACTCCTCTAACCATAACATATCTGGTTGGTTAATAAATCCCGAGTTTACTAATACTGTTTGTTCCATATCCACAACACTATCCGTCAAACCCCGTGAGTATTGGGTTTTGTTAGGGTTACTACTACCCCAATCTACATTCCAACTATTATAGGTTTGTCTGTTGATAGCCATCCCTTCACCTCTTTCACAAATGAAGGTAAAGTAGTCGTACATACCATATCGGTTTAAAAACATAAGTTGTCTTTTTTCTGTACCTGCCCTTGAGCAGTTGTCTTTGATATTAAAGGTAAAAATCTCGCTTACCGCCGTATAACCTGAGCAGTTACCGGGGGTAAAAGTATTTGGTACTGGTTGTGGTATAACTCCCATTGTTTAACAAGTATAAGTGTTTAGTATTTCCCCATCCATAGCGACTTGGAATGAATATGCGCTTCCCGCTCCACCTACTTTTAAAGCAATCCATAAATCACTTCCGTTCGTTGGGGTGGTAGGATAACTATCATATAAATAATCACCCACACCAAGATTGGATAGTGCTTTTGTTCCTTGATAAGAACGCACGGTTTGGTATCTACTACAAGCATCCGGACCATCCGTTCCGTCAGGTATACTTCTACCCAAATATGTAAACACACTCACGGAAGGTGATGGTGTAGGTGTCGCTGGTGGTGTCGCTGATGGTGATGGGGTTGGTGCTGGCACACAACTAAATCCTGTGGTTACATTTACCTCAGCCGGTACGAGTGGAGCACTACAACTACAAATGTTATAATAAACACCACAAGTTAATTTTATAGTTTGTGGTATTCCATATTCGCAGTTTGTAAATGTTACACTGGCTAGTGATTCACAACTACCGGTATAAATCAAAGTGTAATCAGTACAACCAGCACACCAGGGAGTTGTAGAGGGTGTAGGTGTCGGGGTAGGTGTTATACCTCCCGGAGTTGGGCTTGGAGTTGGTGTAGGTGATACCGGTATTGGTGTGGTACTACCTGTAAAACCACCAAATAGTTGTACTGTATATTGAGCGCAGTTTGGTGGAAAATCTTGTATATTTTGTGGTCCGGCTCCTACATAAAGTGTATTATAACTACTACCACTAATAGGGTCAATCAAATATAACTGTTGGTAAACATTATTACAATCGGTTCTCGGACCACCACCATTGGTAGTAATATTATCATAAGTTCTTGCCGATATTACATCACCATTGAAATCATAAAAAGTATACTCAACATAATAGGGTTCAGACAACAAATCATCATAAATGTTTGGGCCCAGGTAATAGTTAGTAAAACCTAATGTATAATACTCGTTAGTATCTATATCCCTATATCTTGGTGAGTTAGTTAAAAATAAACCCGTAGTTGTTGGGTCAGTAGTGGTAGGTGTGCCTGATAGGATAAAAGGGTCTACATCAAAGTTTTCATTATTCGCATTACCATTTACCCCCATTGTAGACCACCACACCTTATAGGTATCTGTTGTAAATTCGGGTGCTCCTATTGTATTACCTATACCTGTAAAACCTGTAAGTGAGCCCAATGGTGAGTCCGCATATTCATAACCCACTTTGATAAAATAAGGTATTACATTCGCCTCATAAGGTTTTGAGAATGCTTTTGTTTGGTGTGTATAAATAGGGGTGGTATCCCACAATGCGATAGGGTTGTTTACACAATAAGTGTCTAATACTTGTTGTAAATCAGCAATCCCTAATCCATAAGGGTTGGGCGTACACTTACCAGCGAACTCTAACTGGTTGTTTATGTAAAGCTCATACTTGTACTTGAACTTATAAGTGTTAGTGGTATCCGCACTAAATGTAAAAAATATACCATCACTTAAAACAGGTTGTAGTGGTGGGGGTGTATTTGTTATGCTTAAATTAATACTCATATCTTATTCTACTTGTAAACTTATTACAAAGGAGCCTTCATCTTTTGTTTCACTGCCCCAAATCGCAGTTATTTTGTTTATTTGGTTTTCTATCCATAATGACCCATAAAGTCCGAATTTATCTACAACTTTTTCTTGTGCCTTCGCCCATGCTTGCTCAATAAACTCGATACCATAAGTTCCATATTCTCCAATGGAGCGGTTGATGAGGTATGCGGTTTGGGATAAAGTCAAACCAGGGTATGCCCCTCTCTTATTCGCTATCTCAACACCTACTGCTAGAGGTGGGTATCTATTACCTGGTGATTGATACTTACCTTTACGCCCGTAGTTTACATAATACCAATAATCAGCACTACCAAAATCAACTACAAGTTCAGGGTCTCCTGTTTCAAAATCCGTCTCAAAATAACAATCAACTTGATTTATCAAGTTACTATTCATGATTTTTGGACCTACATAAGAAGGTTTATTCGAACCTATTGGTTTTACTGTACCATCATACGCCCTACTAACATAATACTGACTTAATTCACCTTTGATAGCACGGGTTAGTTCATCCTCTATCGCAAGCCGTAAACCGATTTCACTCTGTTGGTATCTATTTTGTCTTGGAGCCGCCATCTCTTATTTATAGTGTCCTACAATAACAAGGTCATTTATCACAGTGATGTAAAAAGTATGGATACCAGTTGCGAAGGTTGGAGTTGCGATATCTTGTACTGCGGTAAAACCTACAGGGACGGTTATGGAGTTGAGTGATGATGACGAACCAGTTTGGTTGTCTATAACCCATCTATA